ACAAATATTTGTCCAGCAGAATAATAAGTTAAACCATTAAAAATTGATGCCATATCGTCAAGAACCTTATAAGCTTCTTCTTTAGATGTTAATAACACATTGCATGTAAATCTCGGTTCTAATCCTCCATTTCCATCAGGTACTAATGTATCGCAGTATTTTGAAATTTCATATAAAGTCCATTTGTCTACTAAAGATGAGTCTAAATACTTACCAAGTCCATATCTATTATTTGTTATGATATCATAGTAGCACCATGCTGGGTTATCAGTCCATGCTAATTTAAATTGTCCATCCCAATTTCCATTATATGTTTTTAATATAGGATCATAATTATTTGGAATCTTAACTTTTAATAATCTTGCTCTATAACTTCTTTCTGGAACATTACTAAAATATCTTGCGTCATATTTTGACCAAACACAAGCTGTATTTGGAAAAATAAATCTATCATGATAAACTTCAGTAATACTTTCTATTACTGTAGTATTTTTAACATATGTACTATAATCTTCATAAACTGGTTTATCAATTCTAATCATCCACCCAACTTGATTGGGTAAAATTTCAAAAAAGAATCCATTATCTGCATGAGATCTAACATAAAATGTATAATGAAGCATTGTTGGACTTTGAATTTTCCCTTGTATTCTAAATGCATCAGCAGAAAATAAGTATGGATCTACATTAGAAAGTTTTTCCATAGAAGCAAACGATGTTGTTCCATCTTTAAATAATCTATATAAATATAATTGAATCATTACCATCCGTGGGCTTGTTTCTGCTGAATTTGATCCAGTAATTGGTTGCCAGTATAAAGCTTCAACTTTAAAATTAATTCTTAAAGCTTCTACATCTGTATTGTATACATAATATCTATTTGGGAAATACAACCCAGAACCTAATCCATCATATGCGCTTGCACCTCTTAATTTTTCATTAATTATTTTAGATGTTTGTACAGGCAATGGATATTTAAATAAATCTACTTGATAACCATCCCAATGATACCTATCTTCATATAATAAAATTTTAGGATTAGAAATTGTATGAATATTTGGCTCACCGTTATTAAATTTATAATTAATGTATTGAAAATTTAGATAACCTTTTTCATTTGCTATTGGTGTTTGATTCCAAAAAATAGATCTTGCTTCTGGGTTATTTGTTCCAACTAATGGATTTGTTCCAAGATTATTTGAGCCAGTAAAGTATACGTCCATTGATACGCTAGTATAGCCTATATCTCCAGCTTTTTTTCCATTTAAATTATATATATAGTTTCCTGTAACTAAACCTTCGATAGGTCCTTCGCCAATTACATCTAAAGTACTTATAGTTGTAATAGAAGTAATTCCAACGTCTGTTCTTGATTGATTAGTAAAATAACTTGGAGGACTCCCTCCTGTAGCTACATATGGACTAACTGCTGCAAAATCTAAACCCATTCCAAATTTTGAATGTAATTTTGGCGTATTTCTATCATGTCCAAGGCATATATAATCAAAAGCAGTAACTCTTTGAAATCCACTTTCCCAAGCATTTTGTGCTCCACCACCAGCTACAGAAGAGTCCCAACAACCACTTATATATCTCATGCCATCATAACTAGAATAAATATGATTTGCTGGTGGATCTCCTGGAAAAGAATTTGGATTTAATCCAAAAATTGGATTTACTGCCTCATAAGCGCCACTAACTCCTCTTGGTCCAAATCCAGGTTTACTAACTGCACCGAAATTTATAGTATCTAAATCTCTTCCATCGTAATCTTTTCCACTAAAAAATAATGCATGAGAACCTCCCATATAATCTGCAGCGTGACTTTCTGGAAATTTTAATCCTCCCCAACTACAACTCATATTAGAAGAGTATTCTATAAACTCTAAACCTTCTATATTTTTATTGGGATTTGGCATATTAGAAATTACTGTTTACAGATCTTTGATTTATTAACATCGCATGTTCATTAAATAAATATTGAAATCCTTTACTTGTTTCAAGTAAGTTTCCAGTCGAAATATCTCTATAATTAGCAGAATATATAATATCATAATTTGTTGAGATGTTATGAGAACCAACTAAAAGTTCTCCATATCCTACCTGAACTGGTCCACCTTCACCAACTGTATTCGTTGGACCATTGAATAAATAAGAAATTACTCCACCCCCGCCACCACCAATAGCACTTTGTTTATTCACTGTGGTCTGTTGATCTTGATAAGGTATCAAAGGCGGTGGCTTAGATAACATCATAGTAACTCCAGCTGCTGCAAGAGCTAAACCTCCAGCAATTAAAAATGGCGCAGCTGGAGGAAATACAAAAGCGCCAACAAACATTACTCCAGCACCAATCCAAGTCAAGGCTTGTTTTGAACCAACAATAATTGGTATAATATCAACAGTTTTTAATTCATCTCCAAATTGTACATATAAATCACTTTGTGCATAATTTTCTAAAGTTATTGGTCCACCATTATAAGACATAGGTTTATGATTTATCATGACTTCATAATTAAATTCATATTGATTTTCTAATATAAACTTTCTAAATTTGCCAGTATTAGCTTCAATTGCTCTCAAGACTTCAGATACGCTATTAACTTCTAATTTCCAATTTTCACCAAATTCTTCAGCTAATTTTCCATGTAATTTAACAATTGTCATATAATATATTACTCCTAAATATAGCTTTTGTTTCTTTTTTATATCTCTCTGTATAGTCTTCAATAATTGACACCTTATGAATGGGTTGATGAAGTATTTTATTACTACCTAAATATACAGCCAAATGTTCGCTAATTTTATTTTTTAATAAAATAATATCATTCTTTTTAATAGAACTTTGATTATTTAAGATATATAAATTATTTGCTTCGTAATTATTAAAAGTTATCTCTTCTACGTTTAGATCTTCAAGATTTTTATTATTAATTAAATTATTATCAATTTCCAAATTTAAATTTAATTCATTTTTAAAATAATTTTTTACTAAATTAAAACAATTATTTTTATAATCATCATGGGGTTCAAATAGGTAATTAAGATTTTTAAAATCTTTATGATAAAAAACTTTGAATTCATCTAATTCATTAATATATAAAAGCAAATTTATAGATAGATTATCTGCTGTTTTTTTGTCTAATAAACTAAAGTCTTCTACATTAATATGATTATGATACAACCATAAGATATTATATTTTTCTTTAATATCTAGAAAATTTTTTGCTGAAATCATAAAATCATTAGTTTTATTTTTTGCAATATTTTCACAAGGAACGACTAGGACTTCACTATCTTTTTCTACTACAAACCCGCAGCATTCATTTGGATATGCAGATAATGATTTCTGCTTAATAATTTTTTTAATTTTATTTGTTATCATTTTAAGCCTTTGGATTTGTTCCTGGAAATCCTCCAAATGGTAAAAATCCATTCAAATAGTTTCCGCTGACGTCTTTAGGAATACCACAAGCAAAAGAGGCTAATGGATCTAAAGCGTCTGGTCTTCTTGGCCAACAATCTAATCTATTCGCTGCTGCTTCTGCAAAATATGGCACATTACGTAATGGATCAGGATCAATTGTAACTTTGCCTATTCTATATGCTGGGCCGTATGCATCTCTATGATATCCAGAAGCATTAAATATTACTCCTAAACCTCCATATTTACGAGTATAATCTAATGTAGGATTTTGTAATCCACTAAATGAAATTATTGGATAACCTCTTCTAACATCAACGCCATAATTGCCCCAAAATACATCATAATGATAAACTGCGCGATCCCATGTCCATCCATTTCTTGGAATTGGCCATATAACTGGTCTTAAAGCTGGATTCTTAAACCATCTATTTCTACATGCTGTTATACTTTTTGTACATGCATCTGCCCTCCAATAATCATTATTTAATAATGCTGTTTGAAGGCTTGCAGTATTATTTTTTATACATACATAATAATATTTAATTCCATTATTTTCAAAATAAGTATAATCTCCTGCTTGATAATTATATCCTGTAGCCCATAATCCACTATCGCCAATTCTGTATTGTCCTAAAAAATTTAATTCTGTAATCGCAGTTGTACTTGCCGTAAGGTTTGTTCCTCTTAATCTCCAATATTTATTAAATCCTTTAGAAGGGAAATTCATAGTATATGTAGAAGCTGCTGCTGCCTGTAAATTCCAAAATGAGTCTAATCCACTAACATCTGGAACAGTATACCAATTTGAGTTATCTTGAGAATATTCAAAAGTGTAATTATGTTGAAATGTAGCATTTGAAGCTATATTAACTCTAGTTATTTCTGCTGGAGCTAATAAAGATAATGTTACTGTTGGATAAAGATTTGCTTGCGATGTCACGCCAACCACGCTTGTACTTCCATCGTTTAATATTGCTGCTGCAGCAGCTGGAGTACCAGCTCCTCCATATGTATAATTCGTAAAACTCCATTCAGAATAATTATTTGTTATTCCTGTTTGAAAATATCCAATTCCACTAAATCTTTGTTGTGCATTTGAATTTCCTGTAAAAATTTCTCCTAAAAACATTTCATCATTCTCTGTGCAAACGGGTGGTGCTTCAAGTGGTAAGGTTATTTGAACTGGAGAATTAACTACTTGTCCATAAACTCCGCTATGAATTTTAGTAATTCTTTTATTATATTCATATAAACAACCTTCTCCTCTATATGAATAAGGACATCTTTTAGCTAAAATTGTTCTATTTGGTAAACTTAAATTTTCTATATCTAATGCAGAAACTAAAGTATATTCTATATTTGATGCATTTTCTGAACTTTTTCTATCTATATAATATATATCTTTAGGCAATTCGACTTCATATATTGAAGTATCATTTGTATATGGATTATATGTTTCTGCAAAATTACTTCCATTTAAATATTTTAAAAATGTTTTGATTCTTGTAAATTTGCATCCAGCTAAATCTCCTAAAGTTTGTATTTGCATTCTTAAATATTTATAAAAAGAATTATAAGATTGATCAGGATTATTGTTAGATATATAAATTTTAGGAGTAGGTCTTGTTCCTAGCGTTGTTAAATCAAAGCCTTCAGCCAGAATAGGAAATGGATAGTAATATTGATTCTTCCATAAAATTCTCCCATTTTTATCATTTACCAAATTAAATAAATTATAATCATTATAAATTCTAAGTATTCCATTTTTTAGAGGTTGACCATCTTGATTTATACTAGAAGTTACTGGATATACTGATTGTAAATCTATTTCATATAAATTAACAATAGAAGATGGTTGTAAATTGCTAATTTCTGAATTTATAGAATAATAGCTACCAGTAATTTGAGAGTATATTTCTGATTTAGTAGGCATTAGGCTGATACCTCTTCAAATGAACATTTTATTGAATAATTATTATATGAAACATAATCAAATTCCCATCTAGGACAAATAAATCTAGT